CAAAAAGCACTGGAAGAGCATAAGTTAGACTTATTCAAATCTTTTCTTCTAGATCTTTAATTTATAAATAAATATAGATTAACACAAAAATCTGATAATCAAATGTCCGTTGGTAGCAATTTACAAGAAATGGAAAATGTAGTAACGAAAGGAGCTGCTGGAGCTGATCCAATGCCAAAGGCAGGAAGCAATGCTTCCGGTGTATCTACACCTGGCCAAACTGGTAACTGGGAAGATCTTGGTGGTCCTACTCCAGAAAACTATAAGTCCGATGATAATTCGGCAAAGATCAAAGAACCTACAATCGCAACTGTCAAAGACATTGTGAATAAAGGTGCTAAGCCTGCTGAACCCATGCCTAAGGGTATTAAGGAAGAGGAAGAGATCGAAGGAGAAGAAATTTCCGAAGAGGAAATCGTTGCAGAAGAAGAGACTACTGAAGAAGAAGTAGTTTCTGAGGAAGAGGAAGTAACTGCAGAGTACGATATCGAAGAAGATATCACTGCACTTCTTCAAGGTGAAGAACTCTCCGAAGAATTCGAAGAAAAAGCACGTACCATTTTTGAAGCTGCTATCACAGCAAAGGTTGCCGAAATTCAAGAAGAATTGGTAGCACAATATGAATCAACTCTTGAAGAAGAAGTTGTTGCCATCAAGGAAGAACTTACTGATAGAGTTGATGCTTATCTTGAGTATGTTGCCGAGGAGTGGATGACCGAAAATCAACTCGCAGTCGAGCAAGGTATCAAGACCGAAATGACCGAATCATTCCTTGTTGGAATGAGAAGTCTTTTTGAAGATCATTATGTAAATATCCCTGAAGAGAAATATGATGTAACTGCCGCAATGGCAGAAAAATTAGATGAAATGGAAGATAAACTCAACGAGCAAATTAAATCTAATATTGCTCTCAAACAAAGATTAGCTGAGTCGGTTGCTGATGTAATCTTCTCCGAGGTCTGCGAAGGTCTGGCACTTTCACAGAAGGATAAACTCGCTTCTCTTGCCGAAAATGTTGAGTTTGATAGTGAAGTTACATATCGTGAGAAACTGGTAACACTGAGGGAGTCATACTTCCCATCCAATGCCGGTACTCAAAGAGACGAGTCAGAGAGTATTTCTGAAAGTTCAGATGCAGAAGTTAATGCTTCCGTATCTCCTTTAATGGAAGGATATCTCCAAACTCTGACTAGAGTTTCGAAAAAGTGATTTTTAAATCATAAGTCAAACTAAAACTTAAAGGTAAATTCAAATGCAAGGTTTCAATGCTGAAGCTCTGCAGGAGAAGTGGGCACCTATCCTCAACCATGAGGGTCTCGGTGGCATCAACGATGCCCACAAGAGAATGGTAACCGCAGTTCTCCTGGAGAACCAAGAAAGAGCACTCCGTGAGGAAAGAGAATTCCTCTCCGAGGCACCAACTAATGCCGCAGGAACCGGTGGTTTCGGTGGTGGATCAACTCCTGGTGGTCCTGTCGCAGGTTTCGACCCTGTTCTGATCTCTCTGATCAGACGCTCCATGCCTAACTTGGTCGCATATGACCTCGCAGGCGTTCAACCAATGAACGGTCCTACTGGACTCATCTTCGCAATGCGTTCCCGCTACGGCACCCAGAGTGGTAACGAAGCACTGTTCAACGAAGCAGATACCGCATTCTCTGGTGTTGGTACTGATGGTGCATTCAGCACCACTTCATACACCGCAGAAGCAGGTGATGGTGCTGCTGCTGGTTTCGGTACTGGAGGACAGGAAGGAACCAATCCTGGTCTTCTGAATCCTTCCAGCAATGCCACTCAGAATGATTACAACGTCGGTCGTGGTATGGATACCGCAACCGCAGAAGCACTTGGCGAAGCCGGTAACGACTTCAACGAGATGGCATTCTCGATCGAGAAGGTCACTGTTACTGCTAAGTCAAGAGCACTGAAGGCAGAGTACTCACTCGAACTTGCTCAGGATCTGAAGGCAATTCACGGTCTGAATGCAGAAGCTGAACTCGCAAACATTCTCTCCACTGAGATTCTTGCCGAGATCAACCGTGAAGTCATCAGAACCATCTACAAGGCTGCTTCGACTGGTGCTACCACCAACGTTGCAAACACCGGACGTTTCGACCTCGATGTTGACTCCAACGGTCGTTGGTCTGTTGAGAAGTTCAAGGGTCTGATTTTCCAAATCGAGCGCGATGCCAACGCAATCGCACAGAACACTCGTAGAGGGAAGGGTAACATGATCCTTTGCTCTGCCGATGTTGCTTCTGCACTCACCATGGCAGGTGTACTGGATTACACCCCCGCACTTAACGCAAACCTCCAGGTTGATGACACTGGTAACACCTTCGCAGGTGTTCTTGCTGGTAAGTATCGTGTCTACATCGATCCTTATTCTGCAAATAGTGCTGCTAACCAGTACTACGTCGTCGGTTATAAGGGTTCTTCACCTTATGACGCAGGTCTGTTCTATTGCCCATATGTACCTCTCCAGATGGTACGTGCCGTTGGTGAGAACACCTTCCAGCCCAAGATTGGCTTCAAGACCCGTTATGGTCTTGTTTCCAACCCATTCGCAGAAGGCGATGCCACCAACCAAGGTCTGGGTCGTATCACCGCAAACAGCAACCTCTACTACAGAAGAGTTACTGTTCAAAACCTCATGTGATATTGG